AATGTTGTGGCTGATGATGGATTTATTTCATTTAATAATACAAATAATGCATACATATCGCGTATATCTTGATTGTTGGATACATTAAGAATATTTGAAGATAAATCACATATTGTATATAAATATTCATCGTACATTTTATCTCTTATAAAATTTGGTGTATATAAATTAATACCAGATATATCAACATCTAATTGATATGATTTTATAATGTCAAATATTCTTGAACTTTTTATTGTATTCTGACTTAAATTTGTTGTTTTTGGAATTTTATTACCCGAAGAGTCTAAAATATAATTCCCTGAAGAATCTAATTCATAAAATTTTAAAACTCTGTTATCAGCTCCATCAGCGTGATAAGTATAATCAGAATTTAAATAAAATATATTATATCCATAATCATACATATATCTAATAAAGTAATCAACAAATTCAATATTACTTTTATTAGCTATGATATATGAATATACATTATTAAGATTTGTTAAAATATCACTTGTATATATACCTAAAGCATCTTTTACTATAATATTATTATTAACATATTCATATAAATCTACATATTGTTCATTTGTAAAATATTCATTTATCTTATCTAATTGTAATGATATGAGATTTTTTGATATATCAAAACTTGTATCATTATAAATTCTGTTTATTTTTTTTTGATTTATTGATGGAAGTCCATTATATATTTTATAATTATTTATTCCATATGTTACATCATTTATAAATCTTAAATAATTATTATTTTGTTGTACATAATTATATACTTGGTCATAAATCTTACCACTACCTTTTTTATTAGCTTCATACATTGCTTGAGTTATAATTTGTGTTGGTTGATATAAAGTAATCCAGTTTATAAAAAAAGTTTTAAAAATTTCTTTTATATTTAAATTTGTTGGTTCTAAATATCCAACATCAAAATGTCCAATATCTATTACCAAATTTAAATTTGATATACAATCACCTTTTTTCAATAAAACATAATTTGCTTCATAATCTAATGATTTAACTTCTTGTATTATTTCAGTTTGTGGTACAATTGTAAAATTTGTATGTCGTCTATAAACCATTTTAAACATTGTTATTTGAGGATCACCTGTTAAATATACTGTATCTAAACCAATAGCTACTAATTGTAAAATACTACCACTTGGCATTTAAGAATGTATATATAAATATATTCTTAAATTAATTATTTATTATTAAGACACTATTAAGAAGCTGAAAATGCAAGTCCAGCATAACCATTACTTATTCTTAAAATATTGTAACATCTTGCATAGAATTTAAATATTAAATTTGTTGGTAATTGTTCATCATTAATTGAACCTGGTTCTATTGTTGGGTCAATGTCAGATAAATAATAGAAAAATGCATCACTTCGAAGATTATATAAAAATAAAAAGTCTTTTAATCTTGAAAGATTTAATGATCCCGATGGTTGTATTTCTTCCGCATTTAAACAAAAACCTAAATTATATAATCCTGTTTTTGGTGTTCTCTTATGAATTTGCATTGGTTGTATTATATTATAATATTGATAAGTGCCAATATTTGGTAACACTTTTGTATCACCATTTATTAATAATTCAGCGTTTATTAAAGGTCCAATTGTACTAGATGAATCAATTGTATAATTAATATAATCGTTATTATTTTTCCCTGTAATATCAATTCTATATGCTTCTTTTTGAAAGAAAAATATAACCTCTTTACAAGGATGACTAAAATCTAAATGTACTGAATAATTTGTTGAAGTAACTGTATCATAAAATACTTGTGTTGTTTCAATTAAATATTCATGAGCTGATTGAGCAAATTTTCTTCTTTCCAATCCATCTAAATAAACATAATCAACAAATAATGATACATTTAAATTATATAATTTAGAATCCCATAAATCATCTAATGTATAATTATATCCAGCAATATTTTCAATAGTACCACAACTATTTAAATCTCTAAATTTAACTTTAATAATAAAATCATTATGTTGAGAAGCTACTAATGGAAAAGCTGAACCAAGATTTCTACAAAACCAAAATTGCATAGGTAATAATATAGTAAATTTCGGTTTTGTTGTTCTATCAAAAGTAATTAATTCTGGTACTTCTCCAATTAATTTATTATAAGTTGGATATAATGTTTCATATATAGATAAATTAGTCCATACATCAAGAAATTCTCCTTCAGCTCTATCAACAAATTCTCCACCAATATAAACATCTATATACTCTATCATTGTATGACCTAAATTTTTATTCCAAGAAAATTTCATATTTGGATTAGAATAATCATTATATTCATCTATATATTGTTTATATAAGTCATAATAATATTTTTGTACTTTAATACTTGATTGTATACTAGATTCAGCTATATTCATAATTGTACTAATTACATTGATATCACTTGTATCAACTATAAAGTATTGTTGTAATTGATCATAAATATTTGATGTTTTTAGATAATATTTTACTAATGTTGATAAACTTGTATTATATAATGAGTTATAATTATTAAGTGCTGTTTGACCTTGTACATTAAATAAAACATTAATATCGTCACGTATATCAAATGTAGATATACCTATAACATTTTTATTTCGTATAATACTTCTATAAGCTGCAACATTATATTTCATAAATTCTGTTACATATTGATAATTTGTTTGAGCTTGTGGATTCGTATAAACAATTGCTGGTCTATTAAATTGAAATTCATTAAAAGTAAAATTTGTCTGTGGTAAATCAATCTTTAGATAAGTCTTACTAATTAAATCACCATTTCTATCAATTAAAAATGAGACTTCTTGACCAAAATTCGTATTAGTATTTGGCTTTACTTCTACCGATTCTATTGCAAAGTTTGTATATCTTCTATAAGCTGTTTTAAAAAAAGTTATTTGAGGTGCACCAGTTAAATATAAATCATTACATCCATAACATAAAATATTTAATAAACCACCAGGCATATATATATTATGATATATATAATGAAAAAATAAATAAAATAAAAGCGTAATAATTTGTTATTGTATTTTTTGTATTTATTTTTATGCTATTTTTATGCTATTTTTTAATAAACAAATTTTATAATAATCTTTAATACTAATTGTAGGGTTTAATGTTCGATGGAGTAGTAGTAGGAGTTCTTTGTATCTTAAGCTGACACTGTTGCAAGGGCCTGAGCACGCGACGCACCCTTCCCCTTTGCTGGTGTCTTCAGTGTTCGTGGTTCTCGTGGTTCTCGTGGTTCTCGCGGTGTCTTCTTCCGAGATACTTCAACAAAATCTCCTTCTGTATCCTCAGCAGTTGTTGTTGTTGTTCCTACTTCTTCAGTAACTTCTTCTTGAACAACTTCTTCTTGAACAACTTCTTCTTGAACAACTTCTTCAATTGCCTCAGTCTGTTCACCAATAAGCTGCTTTGCCAATTCAGCTTCGGCTTTGCGTTCAGACCAGACATTCGTAGCTGGCGGTGGTGCAGGCTTGACAGCGGTGTTATTCACTGCAACCTGTTTAGATTGTTTCGGATGTACCTTCTTCTCAAGTTTAGAAGAACCGCGTTGTTCACCAATCGTCTTTGTGCGATGCTTTTGTCTCTCTTCTGACAATCTGGTTGCAACTTGTTTGGAAGCAGCAGCAGCAGCAGTAAAGATTTCAATAAACTCACTCAGTGTATCAGAGTAAGCATACATGCGCGAATAAACCTGCTTCAGCAATGTGACATAATTCACAAAGTCAATCGAGCTATGCTCAGTAAACTTTGGAACCTTGACAGTTTTGCCGTTACGGATTTGTTCTGACTCACCAGCAAACTTGCGGTAAACCGCTTTGCTTGGGTCAATGTCAGATGGATTGTACGATCTGCAAACCTTCTTACAGAGCTCAGCAAGGAACAAACGATGTGCCTTGATAATCACTGACAACCTGCACTCATCAAGCTTCAGATTTTGCTCATTAAAAGTCAGGTCAAATCGAATGTCAAAGTCTTCCTTAGAGCGCCTAGCCATGTAGCCAAGCTCCGAACCAATCGTTGACGCTCCAAACTTGGGGTCAGTAATGTAGTTCGCCAATTCAGCTGTTTCTTGCATAATCTTGAGATACCCAAGCCTAGTAAGACCAGCCAAAATTGTACTATGGAAAGCACCTTGAGGTGTAGATTCTCCAGCAGTGTTAGCGCTATGTACCATAATACGGTACTCCGAGAGGAGAGCAGCCAAGATTTGCTTAAGATTAGCATGTCCGAGTGTTTCTTCACCGACGTTTTCAGCGGTGTAGATAGATGTATATGTATTTGAAATGGATTCCATTTTCGTTTTAGTTGGTCTTTTATTGATAAATTATGAGATATCAATGATTTTTTATTTTCAATTTTTTAACTTCTTATAATATATAATGGTCAAATTTACTGAATATTATAATATAGGTAATAATGTCATAATAAATATGCCTTATAAAGGGGCTAATTTACCAATGATTCTTGATAAAAATGTATTTGATTTTATAGGTAAAGATTATGATTTTTATGTTAATGATGCTTTATCTGTTTATACTAAATTAAAGTCAGAAGAAGGATATATAGACATACCTTTACATGAAATTATCATGAAATATAATGAAAAAAAAGGTATTAAAGGTGGTAATAATAATATGATGCCTCATATAATCCATAAAAATCGTATAAATTTAGATAATAGATATGAAAATCTAATGTATGATACGATAGATAAAGAAATAACAAAAAACTTAGAAAAAAAAAATAGAATAATTAATTTAAAAGGTGCTGGAATTAATGCAAATAATTTACCATCTTTTGTTTGGTATCTTAAACCAGATTCTTCACATGGTGAGAGATTTATGGTAAAATTAGATACAATTAATTGGAAATCACCATCTTCAAGAGAATTAAGTTTAAGATATAAATTAGAAGCAACAAAGAAATTTTTAAGAGATAAAATTAAAGAAAATCCAGAATTACTTAAAAAATTTTCATTAAATGGTGATCTAAATGATGTTGGATTAAAGTTAAAAACAGCATATTATAATTTAATACATCAAGTAGGTGGAAGTAAATATAAAAAATATCAAATGAAAGAAAATAATTCAACCTTAAATATATTAAAAGAAGATCTAAAAGGTCTAAGTTCATATGAAAAATTATTATTGAAGAATTAATAAGTAAAAATTATAATAGCCATAATCATTATTAATATACCACAACCAAAGTATCTTGTATATAATATTGTTTTTTTTGGATTATAATCATATTTTACAAGTTGTTTAAATATATTTAATGTATCTGAATGATTTTTATCATATATTACTTCTTGATAACCCAAATGTATGGATATTCCAATAAATAATACTATGATTAATATAATAATTTTGCTAAATTTTTCTGAATTTATTTTATATAAAGCAATTAATACTATTAATATTTTAAATATATCACCAAAATGATCATAATAATCACCAAATTTAGTTTGCATATTAAATTTACGCGCTAATTTACCATCTACACAATCAAAATAATATGCTATTATGAATAAAAGAGATGCAAATTTAAAATTTTTATGTAATATATTATAAGCTGAATATATTCCGATTAATATACTTAATGTTGTTATC